GCAGAAGAAGGCGTACGAGCAGATGCGCGACCACATGATCGCCAACGTCGGTGAACTCCTCGTCGCACCCAACCCCCTCTCCCAGCTCATGCGGCTCAACCAGCTCGCCGCCGCCTGCGCCGAGATCGACGACGACTACAACGTCACCCTCGTCAACCCCTCACCCAAGGTCGATGACCTGGTGGACCTCCTCGACGAGATGGGCGACGAACCCCTCGTCGTCGCCGCCGTCTCCCGCCACCTCATCGAGCTGGCCTCAGAACGCCTCACCAAACTGAACATCCCTCACGGCCTCGTCACCGGCGCCCAGTCCAGCTACGAACGCGCCCAGGCCGTCGACCACTTCCAGGCCGGACGCCACCGCGTCATCCTGCTCACCTTCGGAGCCGGAGCAGAGGGCCTCACCCTCACCCGCGCCTCCCGCCTGCTCTGCATGCAGGAGAGCTACAGCTCCATCCAGAACCAGCAGATGTACGACCGCATCTACCGCATCGGCTCTGAACAGCACGACTCCATCCAGATCATCAAGCAGATCACGCCCCACACCGTCGAAGAGACCAAGCAGCTCCTCCTCGACACCAAGGCGATGCGCCTGGAGGAGATCGTTCGCGATCAGTCCACCCTGCTCACTCTCCTTGGAGGCACCCCATGACGGCGATCCGCTTCGAAGAGCCCCCGCTCAGCGCCCGACCGCCCTACAGCAAGCGAGCCTCCACCAAAGACGCCGCCCTGCTCATGGAGCGCCCCGGAGAATGGGCCGTCATCCGCGAACCGGCTTCTCGCATGGCCGCCTACGCCATGGCCTACCAGATCCGACGCGGCATCCTCGCCGGATTCCGCCCCGCCGGAGCCTTCGAAGCCATGGGCCGCACCGTCAACGGCACCTACCGCGTCTACGCCCGCTACATCGGAACGGACGGTGAGCACCGATGAGCGACATCAAGCTCCAGTTCACCGAACTTCCCCCACGCGGCACCACCTCCCCCAACGGCGCCCGAGGCACCGGCAAGCACGAAGAGATCGCCCGCCAGCTCCGCGAGAACCCCGGCCAGTGGGCACCGATCGACAAGCGACCCAGCGTCAACTCCGCCTCCAGCCTGGCCCACCAGGTCAGAACCGCGTACTTCTCCGCCTACGCACCTAAGGGCTCCTACGAGGCAGCCGCACGCTCCGTCGACGGCGAACGCCACGTCTACGCCCGCTACATCGGCGAGGACGGTGAGTACGCATGACCGCCATCGACCCACCGGCCAGCCCACGCTGCCAGATCTACGGACTGTCCTCCGTACGCTGCATCAACACCGGCACCCACTGGGTCTCCTGGGGCGGCAAAGGCTGCGGCTGCGGCGGTGACGTCTGCATGGCCGACGACTGCGAGCAGGACTTCTCCTCCTGGGAATGCGACGGCCCCCACCGCTTCGGCGAGACCACCTCCGCCGCCATACCCCGCCAGCGGGAGGCGGCATGACGATCGCCGCGCTCAAGCCTCGCTTCGAGATGCGTCGCGCCACGTTGTATCCCGAGCGCAAGACGATCCTCGAAGGTGCCATAACCCGCAGCAAGGCATCCGGCCTGACGAAGATCACGGCACCAGCATGGATCAAGCCGCGCTACTGGACCAGCAGCGTTGACCACGCATCGGTGATTCACATCGCCACCGGCAGAGGCTGGACCGTCTACGGCTCCGTCGCCACGCGGGGCTGGGTCTACATCGAGCCGAACTGTAGTGCGCAGCTCAGTCGCCCACGTGCGCTCTCCTCCCCAGCTGACTTCCCCTCACGCCGACTGTGCAGCACGTGCCTGATCAACGAACACCGCCGTTCTCGGACCCAAGGAGGTGACTGATGCTCCGCGTCAGCCCCTCCGAGATGGCAAAATTCCAGCGCTGCCGCCGCCAATGGGCCATCACCTACCACTTCAAGTGGGGCATCGACCCCACCACCGCCAACCCCACCGGCGCCGCCCACCTCGGCACACGCATCCACGCCGCGATGGAGGCCTACTACGGCTACGACATCGACCCCATCAGCGCGCTGAGCGTCATCTACGACCGCGAGATGCAGCGCCGCCCCGACCGCGCCCCCGACCTCGCGGGCGAGTGGGAGTGGGCGAAGACCATGGTCTCCGGCTACCTCGACTGGGCCGCCGAGAACGGCCTCGACGAAGAACACGAAGTCGTCGCCACCGAACGCGCCCTCGAAACCCACATCATCCTCACCAACGGTCAGATGGCCGTCGTCACCGGCAAGCTCGACCAAATCGTCCGCCGCACCCTCGACGGCGCCCTCCAGCTCCGCGACTGGAAAACCGTCGCCACCCTCGGCAAAGCCGACACCATCATCATCGACCCCCAGATGCGCATCTACTCCGCCCTCCTCGCCATCAACTCCGACGGCATGCGCGTCGACGGCGCCCTCTACACGATGATGCTCCGCTCCAAGCGCACCGCCCGCGCCAAGGGCCCCTTCTACGAGCAGGTCCACGTCCGCTACAACGACGCCGAGCAAAAGAACATGCTCACCCGCGTCACCGGCGTCCTCGACGACATGGACCGCGTCACCCGCCAGCTCAACGCAGGCATCGACCACCGCCTCGTCGCCTACCCCAACCCCATACCCGACCGCTGCGCCTGGGACTGCCCCTTCGTACAGGTCTGCCCGCTCTTCGACGACGGCTCCCGCGTCGAAGAGGCCATGGACGCGACCTACGTCAAGAACGCGGACCCCTACGCATACAGGGCGAACACCCTCATCGACCTCGTGAAGACGGCCCACGGCGTTTCCTCAACCGAAGGAGGCGTCGATGGCTGACGCACCCGGCATCTCGATGATCGTCCACGGCCCGAAGGGCGCGGGGAAGTCCCATCTCGGAGACACCACCCCAGCACCCCGGCTCGTCCTGGACGCCGAGATGGGCTCCCGCTTCACCCCGTCCAAGAAGATCTTCTGGAACCCCCTGACAGAGCCGGTCCCCGAGTACGACGGCACCTGGGAGACCTGCCTGGTCACCGTCCGTGAGTACCGGGCGGTTGAGAAGGCCTACGAGTGGCTCAACACCGGCAAGCACCCCTTCCGCTCCGTCGTTGTCGACTCCATCTCCGAGGTCCAGCAGCGCCTCGCCGACAGCCTCAAGGGTGACCATCCCCTGGAACTGCGTGACTGGGGCGAGATGCTCCGCAAGGCATCCCTGCTCATCCGCAACCTCCGCGATCTGGTCACCCATCCCGTCAAGCCCGTCGACGCGGTGCTGTTCATCGCCATGACCAACCAGCGCCAGGACGGCACCTGGTTCCCCTTCGTCCAAGGGCAGCTGAAGGTCACACTGCCTTACTACGTCGACCTGCTCACGTATCTGGCAGCCCTCCCGCAGGAGGACGGCACCACCGTCCACCGGCTTCTCATCGGACCCGCCCAGGGCTACGCAACAGGCGAACGCGTCGGCGGACGCCTCGGGCGGTTCATCGACAACCCCTCCATCACGGACATGCTCTCCGTGATCCACCAGGCGACCGCCGCCCAGACCCCCGAGCGAGGATGACCATGGCCACTGCCGCATACCGGGACCTCCTCCAGCGCCGCCGCGACGCTGGCTACGAACTCTTCCCCGTCGGCACCTACGACGTGAGGGTGGTCGGCGCCGAGAAGCCGCAGAAGGGCGCCGCGATGGGCTTCATCGTCCAGTTCGAGGTGCTCAACGGCCCCCACGCCGGACGCAAGTTCAAGAACTGGATGACACTCAGCGACACCGTCATCGAGCAGTACCCCGGCCTGGTCGACATGTGGTTCCGCGAGATGGCCGCCCTCGGCCTGTCCGACGCCTACTTCGAGGCCGAGCCCAGCGACGAGCAGACCATCGCCGCCCTCACTGGCCGCACCGCCCGCGTCCAGGTCGGCCGCCGCAAGAAGAAGGGCACCGACGACGAGGTGGACGACTTCAAGGTCTTCCCGCCCGCCGTTCCGGCCGCCCCCGTCACGGCACCGGCCCCCGACCCGATGGCTGCACCGACGGCGGCACCGACTCCGGCCGTCAGTGCCCCCGTCGCCGACCCCAACGCCCCCGGCATTCCCCCGTTCTGAGCCCCCGACACACCGTCTCACCTCGTGCTTCACCCTTTCCACACGGTGTGTTCACCTGTTAGCGTGAGGCGCACCGTCGAGGCTCGAAGCGACGGAGATCGTACCGGCCACGCAGGACGACAGCCCCGCGTGGCCCCGCGTCCGCACCTCTGATCACCACATGCCCGGCGGCAGAGACGCGGACCCCCAACAGCACCTGCTGTAACACATCCGACACAGCAGGTGGCGTTGCAGAAAAGTGACAAACGAGGGGTCGATGCCCCACCCGGCACGGGTGCCCCTTGAACTATTCTCAACCACGGCGGACGACGCGGGGTAGTGGAGTTCGGTACCACACCAGGGTCATGACCTGGCAGCGCCGGTTCAAATCCGGCCCCCGCCACACCGTGCGCACGGGGAGGCATGGATGACGAAACGTCGGAATCCGGCTGAACCGGCAGACGACAGGCGCCTGGAAACGCTCGCAGGGATCGCACGCATCCTCAACGAACGCTTTCCACCCGTAGGCGGTCGACAGCCGGTCAGTCGACAACTCCTCCACAAGGCATGGAAGAACCGGCACAGCCGCAGCAGGCCCAGCCAATTCCCCGCCGACGTACGTGGAGAAGGGGGCTCGCTGTTCTGGCTCGACGAGGTCGTCCGGTGGTACACACTCCACCGGAGCTACCGGATCGAAGAACAGCCCGCACCGGAAGCAGCAGTACCCCAGAAATCCCTCACTCAGCACAACCACGAGGAAGGGTCCCTGGCCGCCTGATCGCGAGGCGCCAGCGGAACGACTAGGAAGGTTGAAGGGCACGACCAGTGAGCAGACGAAGACGCGCCGGGCGACTGTTCTGGTTATGGACGTTCGCCATCGGGATCTACTCCCCCCACAAAGGCCAGAGGCGCATCGCCGCCGACCGCGTCGCCGATCGGGAACGCCTCGCGGAACTTGAATCCGAAAACAATCGGCTCAAGGCGGCCAACGATCTCCTCATGGGAGATAACGAGCGACTGGTTGCCCTGCGCAACGACCTTGAGAACCGCCTCGCGATGGCCGACGGAATCAACGAGATGAACAAGGTGAAAGCCGCCGCCAGCGGCGCCCCCACCACTCCGCCGAAGGCCGCTCCCACCTGGGCAGCGACCGAACCGGCAAACGTCTATCCCGACCTGAGAGCCAGCAGCACCGGCGTCACTTACTAGCGGCGCACAGAAAGCTGGCAAACTGATTGACACACCCACTCGTGGTGATAGTGTGAACGCACTCGAACGGCAGGTGCGAACGGCATCGGATACTTCCCTTCAAAGGACGATCCAATCCGACACCGGTTTAGACCTCTGCCGATCGATTGAAAACTTCAAACTGCCCGGTGCGAAGATGACGAGTTCTTCCGACTATTAATCGGCTGGTCGCGGGTTCGAGTCCCGCCTGGAGAGGAAACTCCCCGGTAGCTCAGATGGCAGAGCAGCTGGACGCGTCGCCGACTTGATCTCGGGCAGTACCTGGTGGATGTAGCTCAATAGGTAGAGCGCCTCGTTGTGGTCGAGGAGGCAGCGGGTTCGGGACCCGTCGTTCACCCTTGAACAACTGAACAGAGAGTCTCAGCACCTGGTGCGAATGGCACCCCGGTTACTTCTTTGGAAAAGTAGACACCCGGACCGCCAGCTTTTGATCTCAGGTGCCTTGTACCTTGCTGTGCCTGGTGCGACAGATGCGGAGTTCTTCGCATTGGGAGCGAGTAGTACGGGTTCAAATCCCGTCCGGTCATCCAATGGGTGCCGGTAGTGTAACGGCAGCACGCTTACGAATCGCCGCGTCGACTTGATCTCAGGCACAGCAATTACAATCCCCAATGGCACAATCGGCAGCGCAACGGATTGTTAATCCGTAGGTTCCTGGTTCGAATCCAGGTTGGGGAGCAAAGGTTGGGGGCTGCTCCGGCAGGAAAATCCACCTCCCCCAGGCGTCGATGCCCTGCGCGGCCGGGATGCCGGTGAGGCGGGGGAACCGGCTCGGCGCCACTACAACTTCATGAGGGGTCTTAGCTCAGCGTGGTTGGAGCACTCGACTGATAATCGAGAGGACGGGGGTTCAACTCCCTCAGGCCCTACGTCGAACCACCCGCCGCCTGTACAGCGGCGGGTCACGCCTGGCCCGCGCGAACGCCGTGGTTCCGGCTTGGGTTGAACCCAGGGCTGGGCACATAACTCAATCGGCTCCAGAGCAGTGTTTTCCGAGCGTCACTCTGGAGAAGCGTGGCCACCAAGCACTGACCACGCTGCCTCTCCCACCTGACAGGGAGGGGTAACCCGGATCCTTAGCTCAGCGGATAGAGCGTCTTGCTACGGATGAGAAGGTCGGGGGTTCAAATCCCTCAGGATCCACGATGTCCCCGGTGCGAAGGCAGCGGCTACTTCTCCACTCAAGAGGGAGACGCGGGTTCAAATCCCGTCCAGCCGTCACGGCTGGTGGTCGAGCGGCCTAAGACGCCTTGTACCGACGCCGACTTGATCTCGGGGACACTAGGGAGCTGACATGGAGCAGGCCGGGACTGATCACCCGGTGCCAGGTGATACCGGAGGTAGTACCGAAGGGAAGGGGGTTCGAGTCCCCCAGCTCCCCTGGAGACATCAACCCGGTAGGGACCTTCGGCCCTAGTGTCGATCCCCACCGGGTCTTAACGTCTCACTACAGATCACCAGGATCTCACTGGTGCGAACACATGACAGGAAGGTCGACAGGTGGCTCGCTTCAACACCACCAACCATCGGACACGGCCAGCGGTCGCCACCACGACCAGCCCCATCGCCACCGTCTCCAAGACCCCCGACACCCGCACCTTCGAGGGCGCGGCCGGATGGACACGGACAGCGAAGGCCGAACTCTTCCTCCGCGCAGCAGGTGCCTTCCACGGGGGTGTAGGCAGCTTCTACGAGAACGCGGAGAAGAGGGACGAGCGCCTGCGGGAACTCCTCCGTACCGTGGCGATCGAAGACCCGCAGTGGTGCGTCGAGTTCGCCACCTGGCTGCGCGGCCCCGGCAACATCCGCACCGGCGCGCTGATGTTCGCCGTCGAGTTCGTGCACGAGCGCCTCGCCCACATGAAGGGCGCTGGGGTCATCGACCACTGCAACCGGCAGATCATCAACGCCGCGTGCCAGCGCCCCGACGAGCCCGGCGAGATCCTCGCGATCTGGACCGCCTGGTTCGGCCGCCGGATCCCCAAGCCGGTGAAGCGGGGTGTCGCCGACGCCGTACGACGGCTCTACCACCCCAAGTCGCTGCTGAAGTGGGACACCGCTTCCAAGGGCTACCGCTTCGGTGATGTCCTCAACCTGGTGCACGCGGCGCCCGACCCGGACAAGCCGTGGCAGGGCGACCTGTTCCAGTACGCCCTCGACCGGCGGCACCACCCGGACACGGCGGTCGTGCCCAAGTCGCTCCCGATGGTCGCGGCTCACCGTTCCCTCATGGAGATGTCGGTCGAGGAGCGGCGTAAGTTCATGCGCGTCCCGCATATCGACAAGGTTCTCGCCGACGCGGGTATGACCTGGGAGGCGCTGGCGGGATGGCTCCAGGGCCCCATGGACAAGGCGGCCTGGGAGGCCGTCATCCCGTCCATGCCGTTCATGGCCCAGCTCCGCAATCTCAGGAACTTCGACGAGGCCGGTGTCTCCGACAAGGTGGCCCAGCAGGTCATCGACCGGCTGACGGACCCCGAGGACATCGCAAAGTCGCGGCAGTTCCCGTTCCGGTTCCACACGGCCTACCGTGAGGCGCCGTCGCTGCGGTGGGCACACGCCCTGGACAAGGCGCTCACCGCTTCGCTGAGCAACGTGCCGTTCCTCGGTGGCAGCACGCTGATCATGGTGGACACCTCCAGCTCCATGGAGCACCGGGTGTCCGAGAAGTCGTCGGTGCTCCGGTGGGACGCCGCGACACTGTTTGGCGTGGCGCTCGGTCAGCGCTGCGCCAAGGCGGAAGTGGTCTCCTTCTCCTCGACGAGGCGATGGATGGGCGACCCGCCTGGAGCGAACACGAAGACTTTCCAGCTGAAGAAGGGGGAGTCGCTGCTGCGCAGCATCGACCGGTGGAAGGCCGACGGGTTCTTCCTCGGCGGCGGTACGGACACGATGCTGGCCGTCAAGCGCCACTTCGCCGGACACGACCGGGTCGTCATCATCACTGACGAGCAGGCCCACGACGGCGACCCAGGCTCCGTCATCCCGAAGGACACACCGCTCTACACCTGGAACCTTGCCGGGTACGAGGCGGCGCACACGTCCTCCGGGAGCAATGCCCGCTTCAGCCTTGGCGGCCTGACCGACAAGGCGTTCACGCTCATTCCGATCCTGGAATCGGGAGCACAGGGGACATGGCCGTGGAAGGTTGACGCCACGGCATGAAAGACCGGATCCGGGCAGCCCCTCCCACTCGTTGCTCGGATCCCACAGGGGCTGGGTGTCGTCCCCCGCGCCCAGCCCCACCTGACAGGAAGGTTGACAAGGCGGTTATCGACGCACCGGGTCACGACGGGGCCGGTGAGTCGAGCGGATGCCGCCGACGACGGATGACAGCGGTATTGGGGTGCGGGGAGGAGAACCGCACAAAACCTCCTGCCGGGGCGCTGGACGGCCCCGGCAGGAGGTCAATACCCTGGTGGCACACATGCGCACGTAGCCCAAGTGGTGAGGCGCCGCCTTCAAATAGCGGTGGATGTGGGTTCGAATCCCGCCGTGCGTACTGCGGTGCAGGTGTAGAAGCCCTAGTAAGACGGGCCAGGGGTCCCAGTTCCGTCCCGCACTGAGCGCCTGCGCCGCGCCGTCATTCACAGTCCAGCACCCGCCCCGTGGCGCGATCTTGCGCTACGGGGTTCCGTTTTCTCCGAGGAGCGATACCCCATGACGAACGAGCAGACGCCCGAGCCCGAGAAGGACCGCGCTGTCGGCGACCTGGTCGAGAAGAGGGAGGTGTTCCAGCTCCAGGCCAAGGAGCCGGGGATGTCCGACTGGGTCGACCTCGGAGCGGCGCTGGCCGACCGGGACCGGATCACCGTCATCCAGGCGTACGTCCTGAACGACCGGCCGCAGGATAGGCAGTGCGTCCTGCGGCACGAGATCCACACCTACGTCGAGGAGATCATCGGCGACGGCGAGGGGGAGACCAGCCCCGCCGAACTGCTGGCCCGCAACGAGCAGGTCACCGCCGCTCCCATCGCCAAGAAGAACCAGCAGCCCTCGCAGTAGAGCCGTGTCCCTGTCACCCGAATAGGTGACTATCCCTCACGTCTATGCCATCTTCCTGTAGTTGTAGATGTGTGACAGAGTGAGCCCTAGGTAAGGATCACGCATGGCCGCCAAGGAACATCCCAGCAGGCACGTGGCACACCTGGACCGATTCGACGTGAAACGCACCGCCGACGGCAACTTCCTCCTCCCAGTCGTTCTGGAGGAAGAGGGGCAGCGCGTGGACCTGAAGATGGCCCCGGACGACGCCGCCCGCCTGCACGCCCAACTCGACCGCGCCCTGTGCACCGGGTGGGCGACAGGGGAACAAGCCATGGCGGACAGGAACAGCGGTGAGACGTACCCGGTAAGTGGCAGCGGCCACCTGAGGAGGAGAAGCATTACATGACCCAGCAGCCCAAGGTCATCGTCCCCTGGTTCAACGCCAGCTCCCAGAACGACGGCTCCTGTGTGGACGCCCAGTTCCTGGAGGACGGCAGCGTCCAGGTGCGCCACTCGAACGGCCAGGGGCCCATCATCAACTACACCGGCAAGGAGTGGGACGCCTTCATCGCAGGCGCCAAGTCGGGGAAGTTCGACCGCCCGGCGATCTGAAAGCCGCAGAAGATATCGCAGCAGATGCGATAGCATAAGAAAAGAGAGAAGCCCTTCATTCCCACCGCGCCCTGGGAATGGGGGGCTTTTCTTTTCCTATTACTGGCTATAATCCGCTCATGACGCACGAGCCGGGGAGCCCCCACGCCAGCCTGCGCGAAAACGCCGACCAGGCATGGCAGCTGTACTGCACCTTGGGCCGCATGGTGCCCTATCGAGAGTCAACTTCCGGTGGACAAGGGGAGATTGTCCGACAGAAGCGAACAGTCGCTCCGATTCCCTGGAATACCGCAGCCGCCGAGCTGACCATCGAATTCCACAACGAGATACGCAGACTCGAAGTACATCTGAAAGAACGCGTGATCGGCGGATACCCCCGGCGACGCGGATCCTCGAACGCCAACACCAAATACGCCATCGAGTCGGTCGTGAACCTCTGCGAGACCACCGACAACGAAACCCTCCACGGCGTCCTCGGCTACCTCACCGGCTGGAACCGCCGCACCGACCGCATCCTCCACCCCGAACGCGGCCTGCACCGCCTGCCCCGCCAGCCCGGCGAGAACGAAGCACGCTGCCCCTACTGCCACGCGCCCACCCTGCGCTGGAGCCCCGCCCAGGGCATTGCCGTCTGCGTTCGCCCCGCCTGCCGCAACACAAACGGCCAGCGCCCCCGATGGACAGCCGACTTCACCCCCACCAGCAACGGCCCCGTCTTCCACTGGACCGAACAGGAGGCGGCATGAGCCCCGGCTGGACCTCCCAAGACCTCACCGTCACCGACGACGAGAACCTGTGGACCGTCGCCGACGCCGCCCGCCTCATGGGCCCCCTGCCCGGCGACCCGCCGGACACTCCCCTCAAGACCACCATGCAGAAGCTCCGTGACCACACCCGCCTGTACCCCCGGCGCTTCTCTGCCGTCGGGAAACGCCGCACCACACCGGCCGGACACCCCGGCCGCTACGCCCGCGTCTACGCCGCCGATGACTTCATCCGCCTCTACGAGGAAATGGGTGAGGACCGGCAGTCAACAGCCGCATGAGCGTGCTATGTTGAAGGATCTCCGCCGTCGGGGCTCATCACCCTCCGTCGCCGTCGAGGGGACCTCAGGTTGCGCTCCGGCCAACAGATCGCTGACCTGAGGTCCAAACAAAAAGCGCCCCCGACCACCGCATACGCGGCAGCCGGGGGCTGTTGTCCTACAGGCGCACCCAGATCGGGTTCGCCTGATCGATGGCCTCGTCGTAGTACCAGTCGGGCATCCACGTCGTCTCGAAGAACGACGCGAGTGCCAGTTCCTGCTCGACGTCGAGGATGTCGTCCTCCACGTCACGGCGCCACAGGCGCTCCTCGTGCTTGCGCTGCCCGCCCTTGCCACGTGAGGCGTCCGCGCAGTCCGGCCCGCTGGCGGTCCGGCACGAGGGGCATCGCGGGCGGGCGTACGCTCCATACATGCGAGCCATGACAGCACCTACACGTTGCGGATGATCTCGCGCTTGCGCCGGGCGGCCTCCGCCAGCGCCTTGCTCATCTCGGTCGGCTCGTCGAGCGAGGCGGCCAGCTCCTCGAAGAACTCGGGAGACACCACGGTGACGTAGTCGGGGTCTATGGTCTCGTCCTGTTCCATGTCCTCAGCCTACGATGTGGTCGACGAACCAGCAGCTGAATACCACCCAGCCGCCGGTGAAGATGATCTTCCCGGTGACGGTGTCCACACGGAACCATTTGCGGGTGCGGCCCGAAAGTGTGTCCGCCGACTGTGCAGTTCGCAGTGCGTGTGCCTCCACGGCCACACCAGCGAGAAGCAGTCCGCCCCACACGAAGTCGGATCTGTCCATGCTGTCTCCCCTACATGTACTGGCGCCGCGCAGGGTCGAGACCGAGGGCGACGGATGTGCTTTCCGGGCCGGGGTCCGGTGCGCCGTCTCTGCGGCAGACCAGGGCGTCGGGGTCCGTCTTCATGGGCTGGAGGCTGTAGCCCTCCGGGCAGGACGGACCGGCAGCCCCTTGCTCTCCTGGCGGCCCCTGGTCACCCTGCGGCCCAGCAGGGCCCGGTTCGCCCTGAGGTCCGGGGGGACCCGCAGGGCCCGGCGATCCGTTGGAGCCGTCCTTGCCGTCGCTGCCGTTTGAGCCGGGGCTGCCCGTGGCCGATACGCCTTTCGCACCCTGGTCGCCCTTCTCGCCGTCTTTGCCGGGGGGGCCGGTCGGGCCAGGGGGTCCAGTGGGGCCCGGAGGTCCGGACGGACCGACCCGGCCCCGGCTTCCCGGCTCGCCTGCCACCGGCGTGGCGCCGAGATCCTGAACCTGCCGGGCGAGTGCGTCCCTGGCGGAGTTGGCAGTCTCCAGATCGCTCTGGAGCTGATGGATGCTCAACACGATGCCGCCCAGGACCACGCCCAGGAAGAGGGCACCGGCGACAGCCAGCCAGTCCCCGCGCCGCCAGCGCTTGGCGTCGGCACGGACTTCGCTGTACTTCACGAGGACGCCCCCTGCATCAGCATCAAGATGACGGGGAGAAGGATGCCGATCATCGGCACGATCACCGCGCCGATCAGCCACCTGCGGGTGGCGACGATCTTCTCGGCATCCTTCTCGCGCAACACTTCCAGGGCAGCGATCCGTGCCGCCAGGGACTCATGCCGGAGGTTGTAGATCTGCATGTCAACCTTGGTGTCAAGCCGACGGCTGTATTCGAGCATGTCTTCTTTGAGGTCATTGAAGGCCTGCTCCATGCGGCGTTGGATCTCGCCCAGCGTCGGCTCGTCCGGCATGATCTACTCCTGTCACACGCCCTTCGCGGTGGACGCGGAATCGGGGTTCCGTACGTACCGTGCGACGAGCCCCTTCAGCAGTGAACCGGCGGCGGCAAGGCCAGCAATCGCCGCCGTCTTCCACATGGACACGTCAACCCAGTTCGCCGGACCCGCCGCGACGGCCACACCACCAGCGGCCATGAGGAACGTCCACAGGACCCGCTCGGCGAGATCACGAACATACGCCTTCTTCGACTTCAGACCATCAAGCTCGGGAAGCATCGGCACACTCTCCTTCGTCAGGCGACATCCGGCACGTCCAGGCGCACCGTGATGGACTCCAGGGCATCCCGCAGCTCGGTGACGATCGCGGCAGGATCCAGATCGCCGACATTCGCCACCAACGCGGCAACCGTCTCGACGAGCTTGCTGTTCGCCTCGCTCTGCGCAGCCAGAGCGGCGTTCGCCTTGTCCAGCCGCTTGAGAATCTCCGTCAGCGTGGAGGCGAGCGTGTAGGTGGGGTTGGTCGATGCGGCACCGGGAATGGTGATCTTCCCGTCGCGGGTCAGCACCGCATCCGCGATCTCAACGGCTGTAGGCATGTCGTCTTCCTCCTCGGGATTCCAGCTCGCAGGGTGCGCAAGCCGCGCGGCCACGGCGTCCCGGAAGACGTCCATGTCGAAACTGGGGTCGATCTTGCGACGGGTGCCTTCCTTGTGGCCGATCACGCTGTGCGCGGACCAGCCGTGCGCCCGGCAGATCGCCGCCGCCCACCGCACCGCCGTGCCGTACTGCTCGGCCGGGTAGGGGTCCTTGCCATCACCACGGTTCTCGATCTCGATGCCGTAGTAGTGACGGTTACCGTCGACCGGCTCCACACCATCAGGGCGGGGATGTACCGCCGCCTCCAGCACCACGGCGGTGTGCGCGTTCTCCGCGAACGTCCCCGCATGGTTGACACGACCATGGCCGACCATGGTCGCGAGCCCCGACTTGGCCAGATGCGTATGACACACCGGCCCCGGCAGAGTCGACGACCCCGACCAGCAGAACTCCAGGCTGTCGACACCGGCCGTGTGGTGGATGACCACCCCGTTGACCGGTCCCCACGGCCCGATATGGTTGCGGTTGTGCGTACGCCAGCCTGCACGCTGAGCGACGTTCACTCCCTCGGCGACCAGCGCGGCTATCAGCTGATCCGCCGTCAGTGGCACAGCCATGGATCCTCCTAGTAGTCCCAGGTCATGCCGACGAACTGCGCATGCTCGACGGCGACCGGCTCGGTGTGGTCGTGCCACACCTCCACCCCGACCGGACGGCCGTGCTCGCCCCAGAACGGCCACATCGTGGTCGTCCAGTCCTTGCCGGGGGAGTCGAGCTGGTCACCGGCACCGGTGTCGTCCCGCACCCCGAACGGATCGCGGATGAAACGGGACATGAACTGACGCGGCCTCACATCACCGACCGGGAGCGTGAAAGACGCCCAGCGAATGTTGCGGGCCCACAGGAAATCCCCGTCGTGCGCGGGCACGATCAGCGCCAGATCCTGCGCCATGCTCAGGTCGTTGCGGATCGCCGACTCAAACGTCAGCAGCGTCCACACATTCGGGGGAATGACCTGCGGCGCATTCCGGTAAAGCTTCACCTGCTTCGCCATGAACCGTCCTCAGGCTATTCGCGTGAACTGAAGCCAGCTGTCCGTGTACATCACGGTCGCCGTAGCGTCGGATGTGTTCTGCGCCCACTGAAGGGTGATGTTCCCGGCCGTCGACGACATACGGAAAAGCCCGGACATCGGGGTGAACATATTGCTGTCGCTCGTGCCGTAACCGGTGCGGGAACCCGACACATCATTGGTGTCGGTCCGGATGGAATAACCAGCCGTGCCCGCCGCCAAAGTTCCCGAGCCCGGCATGAGCCACGCCCACTCACCCAGACACCCCGACGGCACCGAGAACTGAACCTTGATGTCGGGGGTGTTGCTGGCGAAGTACTTGATCCAGCCGACCATCGTGTACACGGCACTCGCCTCGGCGGCGAACACCAGATGATCATCGTCGGCGAAAGTCGTGGTGGCGCTCCTTGAGGTGTCGGCGGTCTTGCGAACCGTCTGCGGCAGCATCGACCTCAGCAAAGAGGCCGTGATCTTCTGACCCGCAAGAGGCTGCGGGTATGCTTCAGGCACGGAGCCTCCTCACAGAGAGATGATGGTTGGCTTGTCCAGGCGGATATCCGTACCGGCCGTCTGCGACTTCGAGACCCCGTTCACGCTGCGCGTGACCGTGAAAACCTGCGGGTTGACGACCTCGTAGTTGTCGTAACGGATCTGCGGATTCACGTTGGTGTTGCCGGTGACCGTGATGGAACGCGTGCCGACCGAATACGCCTGGCTGAGCACGTTGTCAGTTCCCTCGACATGCCATTCCGGTGGCTCCACGGCATCCGTCGCCGCCCACGCCTTGGCCTTGAGCTGGTTCCCGTAGCCCTGGAAACGGACCCGGATGTACGTTCCGGCGACATGCGTGACCGGCACCGTGTAGGAATCGAGATCCGTACTCACATCAGCGATCGTTTTCCGCAGAACCAGCAGCACCGTGTTCGACGTCGTGAACTCCAGCCGCGCCAGGTACATGTTCGTGCTGTTCTGCATGCGAGCCGTCACCGCCCCGAACAGGGAGGCGCCGGTCGCAAGTGCGGAGGTGGTGATGTCGCAGTAGATATCGAAGTCCGCCGACACCGCCGTCACCGACGAGCGCCGCGAGACATCCACCGTGGACAGCAGATGCACACCGGCGTTGCCGTTGACCGAGTAGTCGGTCGCCGACCCGCCGGACTGGGCCCAGGCGCTGCCGATCGTCGGCGTCCCCCAGGTACTCGACTCCGTGCGAGTGAAGGAGTCATCCAGCCAGCTGGTGATGTTGCTGACCGTCACGACCTCGCCGCCCAGCCGCACATCGAAGGGAAACTCCGAGGCGTCCGTAGTCCACAGCACACGGCTCGTGTTCGCCGTCGTCGGCGCCACCGTCAGGGACGTCGCCGAGGAGTTCACCGCCTCCACCAGCGCCGACCCGTCCGTGTCACACCGGGCCAGCACCGTGTCCAGCACACCCACCCGGTACGGAGAGGCCGGAGCACAGATGAACGTGACCCGGTGCTCGAAGTGCGTGATCGACTCCTCGAACCCGAGAATGATCTGGTCGATGTCGTCCGACGGCAGCCATGCCGGGGGGTTCTCGACCAGGATCCGGTCGCCCGGCCTGAGCCCCAGGACCGCCTGCTTCAGCGCCGGGTTCGACGTGAACGTGGAGTGCGCGAGGTTCACGCTGATCTGCGGATGCCGGGCCTCGTCCACGGTCCCGATGTGGACCCGCCACGCCGCCTGGTCGAGCAGCGTGGTGTCGGCGGTGTTCTCCAGGTTGAGCGTGATGTCCTGCCCGTACAGGCCCACACCGGCGGGCGGGGGCGCCGTGGACAGAGCGCCGTCCTCCAGCTTGTAGGTCTGGGAGAAGCCGTTGACCGTCACGGTGACCGCGTTCTGGATGTACCGGTCGTCCTCCACCGGCAGCGGCACCTCGGAGAGGTTGAACCCCGCATAGTTCAGCGTCAGCTGGGGGTCCTGATTGATCAGCGACGCCCGTGTCCGGTAGCCCAGTCCCATGACGGCGAGAGACTCGAAGAGCATGCCGTCGTCGGCGAGTTCGGCCTCCCGCATCAGCTCCAGAGCGCTCAGCTTCTCCTGGCCGCCCATACCCACGGTGTCGTCCAGGTCACCGATCGAGTCGAACGCGACGCCGCCCTCGGCACACAGCCGCTGCACACGCCGCCCGGCAGCCTCACCCACCGGATTGAGCCTGAGCCCCAAGTCCTCGATATCGGTGATCTCGTCCTGGACCGTGATATGCCCGATGACACCACCCGGCAGCCCCGTCGCGGTCTCGATGTCATCGCCGTTGTACGCCGACGCGAAAGCCGTGACCCTCGTGCACCGGGTCAGCTGCGCCCCGCCCCGCGTGTCCGAGACCGACACCTCCACACCCGTGTCGAGATCGAGGGTGCGGATGGTGGTGATGATGTTGGAGCCGCTCTCCTGGAACTCAAGGGAGACCCGGAGCTTCCTGCCCCGCACGTCCGTCTGATGGTGCAGCAGAGCACCGAGCGTGGCACCGTCCCCGTCCCGGTACTCCAGGCTGAGACTGCCAGCAGCAGCAACACCGTCGAGGGAACCACGAGGAGCGTTGTAGAAAAGCTCCGCGCACGCGACCGGCGTGACCGTGATGTCCTCTTCCTGCGTCACCCGGATGATGACATCCAGATCAGACGCCGCCCCCTCGGGAGGGATGTACAGCAGGAACCGCACCTGCCCCGCACTCGGCGATGGGTACTTCACCACGCCGCCCGTCATCGCGGCATTGGTGAACACCGGAAGCGGCGCGCTCGCGCCGAAGAGAGTAGAACTCGACAGGTCGGCAGCCTGGTCGAGAAACGTCATGGGCGCACCATTGACGAGAGCGGACTTGATCTCTGCCGCATCCGAGGGGTCCTCACACGACCAGTACGCCCTCAGCCCGCTCAGCTGCGGACTCGTGATCGCGTCGTAGATGAGGGAGTTCTCCGACGGCGGCCCCTGTGACAGACGGCGGATGATCCCGCTCGCCTCCAGCTCCACCCAGACGTCGGTGCCGGTCGGATCCCAGAACTGCGGCCACGACGACACCTCGCCCCAGAACCGGTAGCTCTTGCCACCGATCCCGTTCGGCACGCTCACCCGGATCGGCTGGTTCCGCCCGATCAGCCCGTAGTAGGTACCGGTCGGGTTGCGTGGAGACCAGCGCCCGTCACGGTTGTCCAGCAGCAGATTGAGCGTGGCGTGATCCGCCGAACTGCCCTCGTCCCGGCGGCCACGGGTGACGGAGATGTTCCCGCTGTCGTCACGGACCATGACGTAGGCGGTGATGTCGACCCACTCGCCGTTGATCCACAACTCGATCTGCACGGGCTCGCCGTTGCTGGCTTCCCCGGATGCGGACATCGGCCCGGCGCTGCCGCTCATGCGGCGCTGGTAGGCCATGACCCGCGCTGCGATACTCCCCGGCATCGTTAGTCTCGCTAACTACTCGTCGAAGCAGACCCAGCACCGCATATCGACGGCGGTGGTGGGCGTGGTCGCGCGCACGCGCAGGAACTTGGAGACGGCGACGATCGGCCGCTCGTCCGGCATCCACTGGTAGACGTAGGTGTAGGGCGACTCCGAGGTGGTCGCGCTCAGGGCCACCGCGTCGAACATGCGCGAAGCGGTCGTCGAGCCCTCGGCCGTCGCCGTGTAGCCGGTCGCGCTCGTGCCCAGCGTCATCAGCGACGCGGGCGCGTTCGGGTCGAGCGGCTGGACACCGGCCGCCACGTGCGCGGTGACGGTGGCCGCGACATCGGACTGGAGAAGCTCCACGACGCCGTCGGCGCCGGAGGTGTCGTCGATCGAGAAGCCCCAGCTGATGAGCTGGATCTGACGAGTCGACGGGGTCGCGATCTGAAGCATCGTCTTGATCGTCGTACCCGTGGTGACCGACGCCTGAGCGGCGGTGGTTGCCATGGCCGCGTTAAAGACCTTGTAGCGGTGAATTGTAACCAACCTCCCCGTTTGTCCGAATTGGGACATGGAAGAGGGCCCCACCACATAGGTAGGGCCCATTCCTGCTGTGTTTACGCCGTCCGACGCGAAGCGCCGAACACCGCCTGAACATTCCCACCGCGCGTCCGCACGGTCCGGCGGTTGGAGTCGAGAACGATCTCGTCGATCTTCTTCTCGCCGACCATCACGGTGATGTGG